TCCAGGTCGAAGAGCTCACATCGTACTGGACGCACCATCCGCCGCTGCACCTGCTGGTCGCCGCTTACCTCGGCTTGGCAAACGATAGGCGCCGGTCGAAGCCGCAGGCGCGCGCCACACGTGAAAAACCCTCCAGCGCGGATGTCGTCTCGATGCTCGCTCAGCTGGGACCTGGATTCACTGGCGGAGATGTGCATGCTGGCCTTTCGCCGGTAATTCTCGATCTTGCGGAATTGCGACGTAGAGCGGGAAGCGCCGACTAGCGGCCCTTCGGTTCAAACGAAGATCGTCGTTGCCGCGAAAGCGCCCCGGGCTACGCCACCGCTGGTCCATCGCCATCCAAACCCGGGGGCAGGGCAAGCGACGAACGGCCGCCTGGACCCCTCCCCGGCCGGCCCCTGCGGGCCGTCCCGGGGATGCGCGGGGTGAGGAGTAATGGCGGCGATGTCGGACCCTATCGCCACCAAAGACGATACCTCGCCGCGAGGCTTTAATGGCCGATTTTGAAACAACCGTTATCATCACCGCGCAAATCGACGGGTTGCGCTCCGGCATGGAGGCCGCAGCCAGCTCGGTTCAAACCGCGACCGATGCGATGCGTGCGCAATTTGCAGGGCTCGGCGACATCGCACAGCAGGTGCAATCGCAGTTGGCCGCGACCAGCGGGCAAATCGGAAATGGTATCGGATCGCTGCAGACGAACGCGGCTAACCTTGCAGGCTCTATGAGCGCCGGCGTGCTGCCCGGCGTCGCTCCGAATGGGGCCGCTCAGGAAAACCTCTGGGAAGAGGAGCTGCTCGCCTATGAAAAATTTCAGAGCGAGAAGGCGAGGCTCGATCTTCAAGCCGCACAGACTAGCCAGCGGACCTGGCAGGGACTAATGCAGCCGATTCAGCGGGCATTCGACACCTCGATCACCGGAATGATATTGGGCACGACGACACTGCAGCGTGCGGTGGCGAGAATTACGCAATCGATCTTGGCAGAATTCGTCAATCTCGGCGTCAGGATGGCGACCAACTGGCTCGCCAGCGAACTCGCCATGACCACCGCGACTGAAGCTGGCGCTGCGGCTCGCACTGCGGCCGAAGGCGAGGGAATGGCAGCCGGGCTGGCAATAAAGGCGGCAAACGCGATCAAGAGCATCACCACGGACGCCGCGCAAGCGTTCTCCGGCATCTTCGCATTCTTCGCGCCTTTGATCGGTCCTGCCGCCGCCGGACCCGCTGCGGCGGGAGAGGCCGCCGTAATGGCTGCCGCGAGCGGGATCGCTTCTGCAGCGGGCGGCTGGGTGGTCCCGTCGGATCAATTAGCCTTGGTTCACCAGAACGAAATGATTCTGCCGGCACGCATCAGCCAAGGCCTCCAGAGCATGATCTCCGCAAATGCCGGATCGGCGGCCGGAAGCAGCCCGGTGGTCATCAATGTTTCGGCAATCGACAGCCAGGACGTGAAGCGGTTCTTCCATAGCAACAGCGGTCTTCTCGTCGACGCTCTCAACAAAGCGATGCGCAACGGCGCGGCGCTGCGGAGCCCGTAATGGCACTGACTTTTCCGGCCTTGGCGGGGCTCGCCTGGAGCGTCACCAAGACGCCGACATTCCAGACCCGCATTCAGCGCGCCGTCTCTGGCCGCGAATTGCGGGCGCTCGACTATCCTCATCCGCTATGGCAGTTTACGTTGGTCTACGATTTCCTGCGTGACGATCCGGGAGCAGGGTTAGACGAGCTGCGCACTCTCCTCGGGTTCTTCATGCTGTGCCAGGGAGCGTTCGGCACCTTTCTGTTTCAGGACCCCAGTGACTATCAGGTAACCGGCCAGCAGATCGGCCTTGGCAATGCGAGTACGGCGATCTTCCAACTACAGCGCGCCATGGGCACGAACCTGCCCGGCGGCGGTTTCTTGGAGCCGATCGTCGCGCCCAATGTCGTAAGCGCGATTTATTTCGACGGGATAACGCAAGACCCGGCGAGCTACAGCGTCGACGCGAGCTCCGGGCTGGTGACGTTTGCCAGCGCGCCGCGCAGCGGACTGATCATCACCGCAGATTTTAGTTATTACTTTCGCTGCCGGTTCATCGATGACAAATACGACTTTGAGAATTTCATGTATCGGCTGTGGCAGCTGAAGAAGCTGACGTTCATATCTGTACGTCCATGAAGCCTGCTAGCCCCGCGTTGATCGCGCTCCTCGCGAGCAGCGATCAATTCATCATGGCGGACCTTTACACGATCACTCTTGTCGGCGGGATGGTGCTCCGTTATTCGGCAGCGCCGACTGCGCTATCCGCCAATGGCCAGACCTTTGCGCCCGGGCCGAAATTCGAGCGTTCTAAAACCAGAGTTGTGATCGGTACCCAGGTCGACGAACTCGACGTCAAGATCTATCCGGAGCCCGCCGACTTGATTGGCGGGGCGCCGTTTCTGGAAGCGGTTTGGCAGGGGCAACTGGACGGCGCGCTACTGCAGCTCGAACGGGCGTTTATGCCGAGCTACGGCGACACGAGCCCCGGAACTGTGGTGCTGTTTGCCGGCCGCATTTCGGACATCGAGTGCAGCCGCACTGGCATCGATCTCAAATGCCGCTCGCATCTCGAGCTGTTGAACATCCAGATGCCGCGCCGTTTGTGGCAGTCATCTTGCACACACAATTTCGGCGACGCGATGTGTCAGTTCGACCGGTCCGCGCTGCAGGCGACGTTTGCCGCCGGGCCCGGCTCTACGCAGACGCAAATCGCCGCTTCCGTCACACCGACGCCGGCAAACCTCTACGCGCAAGGGACGATCATTGGCGTGACCGGAGCAAATGCCGGAGCGAGCCGCACGGTCGCCAATATGGCCGCCGGTTGGGTCTATGTGAAACTGGCGTTTCTCTCGCCGATCCTGCCCGGCGATCAATTCCAACTGCTGCCCGGCTGTGACCGCACGCTTGCGACTTGCCAGAACGTATTCAACAACGCTGCTCATTTTGGGGGCTTTCCTTATATCCCGACGCCGGAAACCGCCGTATAAGCCGGGGACCGGTGCTTGCCGGAGTTTTTTGAAGAAATCCGGGAGCGGGCTTCGTTGAAACGCAAATTAATAGCCGCGCTCCCGCGGGCTGTCACTGGGTGGCGAACCAAAGACACGATTCCCTAATCGAGCCTTACGTCGAGATTGCTTCGTCGCTTCGCTCCTCCCAATGACAGACCTTTTGCGATGTCATTGCGAGCGAAGCGAAGCAATCTCTGGTAGTGGCATTGGTTACTATATTTCAGGTTCGAACCACCAGCCTCCTGCGCATCCCAGCAATCACACCTTACCGGCCCGTGACGAATCCGTGCGACGGAGCGATGGACCCCGGCTTTACGCCGGGGCAGCGAGAAAATGATTGGAGAAGGAGTTCTTTGATATCCCCCGAGGCTCAGCACCGAGCCAAAGCAACTGCAGCCTCCACAATGGATCCCCGGCGGCTGGCGGTCATCGAGGAGGCCCGCGGGTGGCTGCGTACGCCGTATCACCATATGGGGCGGGTCAAGGGGTGCGGGGCCGACTGCCTGACGCTGCTCGCCGAAGTCTATGAGGCGGCAGGCGTGTTGCCGCACATTGACGTACCGTTCTACCCGCCCGATTGGAACTTGCACCGCGATGCGGAGCGCTACCTGGACGGCGTCACCCAGTACGCGCGTGAAATTGACGGGCCTCCCCAAGCAGGCGATGTGGCCGTCTTTCGATATGGACGCTGTTTTGCACATGGTGCGATTGTCGTTGCGTGGCCGCTGCTGATCCACGCCTGGTGGAATGCCGGGGTCGTCTACGGCGATGCAGACCGCCCGCCGCTCGCCGCTCGCCCCGTACGGTTTTTTGATCCTTTTCCGAAGGCGTGATCATGGGCGGGGTTATCGGCGGCGGGTCCAACGCCAAACAGCAGAAAACGGTCGGCTCTCTGCAGTTCCAAACATCCCAGCATGGCGGCGCAATGCCGCTGGTTTATGGCACCACTCGCGTTTCTCCCAATCTGATCGACTATGACGACTTCAAGGCGACGCCGTCTTCGCGCCAGGGCGGCGTCGGCAAAGGAGGTGGCGGCGGTAAGGGAGGCGGCCAGCAATATAAATACAGCGCGTCGGTTATTATGGGTCTCTGCCAGGGGCCGATTGCCGGCATCGGCACGGTTTGGTGGGACAAGAACGTCGGCACGCTCGCTTCCGTCCCGGCGTCCGTTTATGTCGGAAATGATGGCCAGGCGCCAGATCCGTACTGGCAGACCAATCATCCCGCCAAGGCTCTCGGGTATTCCGGAACTGCGACGGTTGTCGCCAATAACTACGCGATGGGAGACACAGCCACACTGCCGAATTTCTCGTTCGAAGTGCACGGTCTTCTGTCGCTCAGCGGCACAAACGGTCTCGATGCCAATCCTGCCTCTATCGTCGCGGATTTGTTGACCAACCCGCGCCACGGAGCAGGTTTTCCTGCAGCGAATCTTGGCGATTTAGCGCTCTATGCAACCTACTGCCAGGCGCTCGGCCTCATACTGGCGCCGATGCTGGATACGCAGCAGGAAGCGCAGCAGCATCTCGCGGATATTGTCAAGATCACCAACAGCGCCATTGTCTGGTCGGGCGGACTGTTGAAGATCATCCCCTATGGCGACCAGGTGGTTACTGGGAACGGGACCGCCTACACGCCCGACACGAACGCGATTTACAGCCTGGACGATGACGACTTTATCGTTCAGGGGACAAGTGTCGGAACGAGCAGCGGGGTGACCTCGGCCGGCCCAGGGCTGCGATCGGGTTCGGGTCCGGTTACCGGCGGTTTCAGCGACGATCCGGTGCAAATCACGCGGTCCACGCCAGCCGATGCGACGAATTCAATTCAACTCGAATGCTTGGACCGATCCAACAATTACAACACCGCTGTCGTGGAGGCTTTCGATCAAGGAACAGTCGACCTTTACGGCATCCGCCGCAACAGCTCGCTGAAGGCGCGTTCGATTGTCGACCCAGTGAGCGTCGGTCCTCTCGTAGCGCAGCTGCTCCTTCAGCGAGCGTTGCTGTTTCGCAATACCTATACCTTTAAGCTCGGCTGGAAATATTCCCTGCTCGAGCCGATGGACCTCGTGCAGATTACGGATTCTCGCCTCGGCCTATCGGCATTGACTGTGCGGATCACGGCGGTCGAGGAGGATGACGAAGGCACGCTCGCTTTCACGGCCGAAGATTTCTTTGGTGGTTATTCGACGGCGGTGCTCTACCCGAAACAGCCGGGCGGCGGCTATGTGCCGAATTGGAATTCGCCGCCCGGCGATATCAATCCGCCTATCATATTCGAACCTCCTGCTGCGCTGCTGAGCGGCAGCCTCGAGATCTGGGTCACCTTGTCGGGCGGCGTAAATTGGGGGGGCGCGCAGGTGTGGATCTCTAGCGACGGCAATTCTTATGCTTTGGCCGGGACGGTCAATGCGGCGGCGATGCAAGGGATACTGACCGCCGATCTGCCCTCGCACCCGTCGCCCGATGCCAGCGGCACGCTCTCCGTCGACCTGACCGAAAGCCGAGGTCAGCTGGTGTCTGTCTCGGCCACAGACGCCGCCAATCTCGTTACCCTATGCTATGTAGGAGGCGAGCTTGTCGCTTATCAGACCACAACGCTGACCGGGCCCTATAAGTACGCTCTCACAACGCTTTACCGCGGGGCTTACGGCAGCACGATAGCCGATCATCCGTCCGGAGCGCAGTTTGCGCTGCTCGATCGCTCGGTTGGCCGGTTCCCATACCCGAATACCCTGATCGGCCAGTCGATCTATTTGAAATTCACATCGATGAACATTGTCGGCGGCGGCTTGCAGAGCCTGTCGGACGTGCCGGCATACGCGTACGTCCTGACAGGCGCCGGTCAAGCAGCGACGGCGATCGTAAGCGGCTCGTATAACGGCCGACCGAGCGCAAATCTCATACTGCAAAACTATGTGTTTGCAGCGCCGGCGACCGTGCCGGCCGGGATGTCTGGCAGCCAGGGCACTGCTGTAACTGCGGCAACCGCCGCCACTGTTTTTCGGATCCAAAAGAATGGCGCGGATGTCGGGACGATGGTCTTTGCCGCATCCGCTACTGTCGCGACATTCTCGATGAGTTCGGCGGCTGTGTTCAATGCAGGCGACCTGCTGACGATCGTTGCGCCTGCCACCCCCGACGCCACGCTCGGCAGTCTCGCCTGGACTATAATAGGCGCTCCATCATGAAGCTCGAATCTTGGCATAGCGCCGAAGACAAGCGGCGCTGGAAAATCGTCCGGACCGACAATTACGCCGACGTGCCCGGAGAAATAATCACAGCGGACGAGACGACGGGCGAGTGTTGCGTGCAGGTCAGCGGCGAGACCAAAACGTTGAGCTTTGGCCCCTGCGGGATCAGAATCGTCGGGCGTTAGCGGTACCCCGCGTTACGCTAACGATGGACCGGGTCCGCGCAGGTTGCAGGAGGGCTCGATCTGTGACTGACGCTCGTCACGTATGTGTGACGGGGAATGTTGCGGCGCGCGTGTTGTCAATGCCGGGTCCTTTGGGTTTCTCGTGGTCATCCTAATGCTGGGCAATGTCCTGATGCTGGCGCTTGGGGGCGCCGCGCTCGCGGAAGCTCCCGGCCCCGGGCTGAGATCCGGGCGAATGGAGACGACAATGCTTAGCGTTTCAACCTGCAAGTGACTGTAGCCCGGGGAATGGACGCATCGCAATTCACGCCGCACGGCTTTTGCCTCGCCTGGGACCCGCCGCTGTTGTGGCTGACCGTGATCGGCCACTTGGCGACGGCATTTGCCTATTTCGCCATCCCACTCATGATGCTGGCTGCGATCCGCATGATCCGGGCTGTACCGGGCTGGCTCTTGGCGATGTTCGCGGCATTTATTTTTCTGTGCGGCTTGTCGCACATCTTCGAGGTTCTGGTGCTGTGGGTGCCGGCCTATTGGACCTTGGCGTTCGGCGTGTTTGTGACCGCCATTGTCAGCCTCGGGACCTTGTATTCCCTGCCGATCGGCATTGCGCAGATCATCGCGCGCCAGTCTGCGGCGGCACGCGAACGGGAGTGAAGCATGCGATGGGCCGCACTGCGGCATTGGACGGTAATCTGGCCGCATGTGAGGCGGCAATGAACGATCTCGGCATTTGGATCGGGATCGGCGCATTTTTCGTCAGCGCGGCGATGCTCATCAGCAACGTCATCATCAATCGTCGCAATTGGCATCTGCCGCGGGGCGCGAATGGCTGGCAATTGTGCATGGGGCTCTACGGCATCGCCTACGGTGGTGCGCTGTTGTGGCCCGGCCTGGTCGGCGCCAGCGCAGCCTGGCGGCTGTTGACCGGCATGCATTTCGATCCGACGACGCTCGGCATCGTGGCGTTCTCGCACGGGCTGTTCTCGATCACCGTCCTCTTTCTCTTCGGCGGTAAAAGTTATTGGTGCCCGGCGGCTTGCGCCGTCGGCGCGATGGTGTGGACGATGATCGGCATCTCGCAGATCGCGCTATCGGTCGGCCAAGGTATTGCGGTGCCGGCGTGGGGGATTTTCGAACTGTTGGGCGGTATCGGCTATTCGGTCGCCACCGTGCAGCATGCCCGCCGGCCGCTGGTGTGATCCATGCCGGAGAGTTGGAATTTCGCCGGACTCGGCGCATTTTTGGGCGCCCTCGGCTTTGCACTGGCGGTGTTTCGCTACATCGTCGGCATCCGCGATGGGCTGTCGGCGCGCATGCAGGCCGACAAGGAAGCCCTGAACACCCGGATCACGACCGAAGCGGAAAAGGCCGCGAACAAGATCGACGCAGTCGTCGAGCAGACGCGAACGATGGTCGAAACGCTGCGCGAAGGCGAGCAGCGCTCGCGCAACGAGCTCGCCACCAATCTGCAATCGGCGCTCGCCGAGGTGCGGCACGATACCCGCGCGCTCGACGAAAAGATGACCAGTATGCGCGTCGAGATGGTGCGGCGCCAAGATCTCAATGAGGCGGTCAAAGGTCTGATGGAGGCGCTCGACCGGCAGGAAAAGCGTTTCGAGGGACTGGTGAGTAAGAACCTGCTCAGCCCGAACCTGCTCAGCAGGAACCTAAAGGATTAGCTCGAGAAGGCTATGCCTGAACACAAACCTGCTCCTGCGAAAGCTGGGGACGATACGGTGAGTGCCGCGCCAGTCGTCTCTGAGGCGCCACAGCCCGCCTCGCTGCTTGCGTCTGGGGCGAGTTCGGGGAGCGAGCAGAGCCATGGTCCCGCCGAAGCGGGGGAGGAACCGTCCGCCCCGCAGCCATCGCGCCTCTCCACAACGCTCGACATGCTGCAACTGCAACAGGCGATTATCGACAATCTGCCTGACGCCAAAGTCGTCATCGATGAGGACGGCACGATCGTCATGACCAACCGCCAGACCGAACTGATGTTCGGCTATCCACGCGAGCAAATGCTGGGCCAGCCAGTCGAGGTGTTGTTGCCCGAGCGGTTTCGCGCCAAACACACCGAACATCGCGGGCGCTACAGCGAGGACCCGCGCACGCGGCCGATGGGCCTCGCCGATATGCCGCTGTGGGGGCGCCGCAAATCGGGCGCTGAATTCCGCGTCGAAATCATGCTGGCGCCGATCGTCATCCCCGCCGGCTCGTTTACGATCGGGATCATTCGACGCGCGCCGCCGGAGCGGACCGCTGGTGCAACCACGCCAACGGAAGGCAAACACACCATCCGATAGAGGTGCCGCAATGGCTGACGCCCCCACGGATCACGTTTCCCCGGATCAATCATCTGACGCGCCGGCCGCGCTGCCCCCTCCGGGCATGGAGGAGGCGGCGAGCGGCGTCCGCACGACCGCCGATATGCTGGAATTGCAGCACGCAATTATCGAAAACCTGCCTGGTGCCGGGTTTGTTACTGACGAGGACGGCAGGATCGTACTTGTCAATCAGCGCGCCCGACTGTTGTTCGGTTACACGCGCGATCAGATGGTCGGCCAGCCGGTGGAGATGCTGGTGCCGGAGCGCTTGCGCGAGCAGCACGTCATGCATCGCGCCGACTACAACGCCAAACCGCGCATACGGCCAGCGGCAGCGAATTTGACGCTGATCGCGCGACAAAAATCCGGACGCGAAATTCCCGTCGAAATCATGTTGATACCGATCGTCACTGGCGCGGGCGCCTACACGATCGTAACCGTCCGCCGCCGAAAAGACGCGGCTCCGGCAGGCTGACTATGATCGAATTGGGGGCTGCTGGTGTTCGAAGCTCAATATCGGAGCCTACGCCCTATACTCCACCCGTCATATGCGACGTCCTGATCGACCTCAGCCATTGGCAGGGTCCGGTTGATTTTACGCAAGCCAAATCGGCTGGGATCGCCGCGGTGATACTGAAGGCGACCCAGGGCGCGAACTGGATCGACGCAACCTTCACTAGCCGGCTCGCGGCTGCGATGGCCGCCGGCCTGCTCGTCGGCGC